AATGGCTTTGGCGTCGCCAATGGTTTGCTCGACACCTTTCTTGAAGTTGCTGATCTCAGCCCGGCCTTCGGAGAGCATTTGGCAGCCGCTTTTGATAGCAGACACTGCACTTTGTGCCATAAGGAGTAAGCTGATTGGATCCACATCTTAAGTTTTGATGATGAAGTAAATCCCCAAGTACGGAGAAATGGTTGTCATTGCTGTATTAGCAAAAGCCGTTCCGCCAGACTGAGTGTTGTTTGTCGCTGTGATACCAGTTGATGCTGTTCCTGTGTTAGTTGTTGAAACACCTAAATTTGCTTGGCTTGGGCCACCAGATAAAGATTGATTTGAATTTCCACTTAATCCGTATGTATGGTTGTGACCTGGATCTGTAATTGAGTGGGTATGGGCTGGAAGATTAGTCAATCCAATTGTGGTCGTAGATGCACCGCCAGTTACACCAGAGCCCGAACTGATTGTGCCAACACCGATTGGCATACGGTCTGCATAATTTGGCAGATTGAATGTGGTCGATCCATCGCCCGAGCCAAAGGTTGTGCCAATTACACTAAACAATGCAGAGTACGTTGTGCGAGAAACAGCAGAACCATTGCAAACAAGATAGCCCGTTGGCGCAGAAGATACCGGCCACATGCTAATAGTCCCAGTAATAACCGCAGACGTAATAGCAGAAGCAACAAATGCAGTCGTAGCAATCTTTGTCGAACTGTCGGTGGATGGTGTGACCGTCGGAGCTGTAGCCGTACCAGTAAGCGTTGTAGTACCCGACACGGATAAGTTGCCAACATCCGCAACACCGGATGCCGTCAAAGTACCGTTAACATTAAATGATCCGGCAGAAGTTGTATTGGCAGCAAAGAAGTTTGTGCCATCACCAAACACAGTGGCAATGTATCCATTAGGAATTGAGACTGTCGAGCCGCCAGAGTAGCCAATTGTGATGGCGTAGCCACCAGTGGTGTTGTTGTACACGGTGTACATCTTGGAGCCCGTGCCGGCGCCGCCAGTACCGTATGGCACAACAATTTGGTACACCCCAGAGTTGGTACCCACCACTTCCAAGATCATGTTGCGAGCTTCGTCTGACGTGCCGTTGATCTGGGTCAAAGAATGGTTGGCATTGGACATGGTGATCGTTGTCGCGCCGGCAACAGCCTGATCGATCAATCCCATGTTTGTGTTGGTCGTAGTACCCCAAGTACCCGACTGTTCGCCGTTGCCGATCTGCTGGATCTGCAAGCTGTTGGTGTAGGTCGATGCCATGATCTATTCCTTATTCGTACAAAATGTTGATTGAGCCGGCATCAAAAGTGTCTGTGCCGTTTGAAGTTGTAATTACAACGCGGTCAAGTACGCCAGCAAGAGAAACAAATCCTGCGGATGTTGTAGTGTTAGCAGCATTTGATCTCGAAAAAACACCACTTCCCGTCCATGAGTTGGATGTTAAATTGCAAAATGTAATCGAGCCATATATGAGGTTTGCAGCACTAGCTGTTGATAATCCAAACCCGGTCGTGTAATTATTTGATGACACACTAGAAGAATCAATTGTTGAAGATGCGCCCAAATATCCAGTTGTTGTAATAGAACCTGAACCAAGTTGGAAAAGAATATTCGCAGTGCCACTTGTACTCACGCCATTAAACATCACAGTGATGCGTTTTGCGCCAACAGGAATATTGGCAAAAGTGATGACAGTGCCTGAAGTGGATGCCTGCGCCGTCGCGGAGTTAATCAACCCGTTGGTTGTTAAGTTTGATCCATCAAGCAGAATTGCCATGTTTCACCTCAAGCGTTATTTGTGATTGCTGCCTGCACGGGGGCTACGGCATCGCGGAGTTGTTGGGTTGTTGTGGCTGCGGCAATAGCTGCGCGCGCCGTGGTCAGCAATGCCAACCAATCAGAATCAGACAGTTTATTGTCAATTCCAGCACCTGTGTTTGTTGCGCGATGACTTGCTTCGGCCTTAGCCAAAGAATTCAAGTTAGCTTGTTGTTGAGCAACTGCCTTGGTCATGTTCACAGACACTGTGCCGTTGACCAGCTCCCATGAGTTGAAGAAGTCACCATCTTCATTAGGCAACGTGCTGTCATCAACAATGATTGAATGACCGGGTGTGTCTTTGGCTTTGACTGCTTGAATGTCAAGTTCGCCTGTGGGTACGCAGACCGAGACGCCTCCGTTGTCGTTAGTAAAAATGATGACTTGTGCCATGATGATTCCTTAGTTGCCAAAGACTGCGACAGTTGTGTTGTCAAAATCTGTTGATGTGCCACTACCATTAACAGTTAATATTTTTAACGATGTATTGAGTTGAGTTCCAGAGGTATATCCGCAACCAATAAAAGTATTACCTGCCGCATTACATCCATTTACAAAAAATGAATAATTTGCATCAGTAGTTGCATTTGTAAATGTAACTGTATAAACACCAGTAGATGCTCTTGTAACACTACTAACATTGTATGAGGCTTTAATTGCTGCGGTAGACCCAGTAAAATTCACCCAAGCCAAAGCATTGGTGGTCACGCCGTTAGATTGAACTTTGATGAGCCCGCTGGTATCCCCGGACATGACAAGTCCAGAAGATGTTGATGCGTTGATTAGTGTGGTCATGGGTTACTCATACTGAATGTTGATTGCACCCGCGTCAAACGTATCTGTGCCGTTGACGGTCGTCAAAATGATTCGGTCAAGCGCCCCTGATAGGCTTGGAGTTGCCCCGCCAGATGTCGATGTAATCAAAGCATCGTTACGACCAACAACACCAGACAGAATCCAAGTGTTTGAGGCAATTAAATTCAGAATGAGCGCGCCCGTTCTGACCGCCGCAGCGTTTGTTGCGCCGTCAATCACAAAGCCTGTATAACTTGGGAACTGAAAACCTGTTGTGGCGGCAGCGTTTTGCAATTGAGTACAAGCGCCCGTATATCCAGAAGTCGATGCGCTTCCTGATCCGACCTGCATCAAAACCAAACTTGTGCCGCTGGTACTGACGCCGTTCAGCATTACTACGACACGTCTTGCCCAAGAAGGAATGCCAGTGAACGTGATGGATGTGCCCGATGTTGTGGCAACCTGAGTTCCAGTGACAATGTTTGTGGAAACACCTTGGATGGCAGCTGTGCCTGTCCCAGCCGGAATGGTGACAGTGTTGGTGCCCGCAACAGCAGGAACCGTGAGACTCACAGAGCCGGAGGTATCCCCAGAAAGTACAACTGAACTCATGTCTTGTCCTTAAGCAATCACCCAGCGCGAACCGCTTGGAACCGTCACCGTCACGCCGCTTGACAGGGTGATCGGACCAACACTGTGCGCGCTTGACCCGCTGGTAATAGTGTAACTTGACGTTACTGTTTGTGTATTTTCGTAGATCGGTACGGCAGGCGCAAGGGCTTGGCCGGTACCAGTACCAATCATTTGAGCTACAACTTTGGTAAGTGACATTAATACTTCCCTTCTGCAAAGACATTCACAAACACTGTGCCGTCTTCAAGTGCTTCCAGCTCATGCCATTCATTGGCCACCAAGTTCACTGGTTGCGTATCTTTGGTCATGACCAGTTCGCGTCCTTCTTTGCGGGCGACCATCGACCCAGCATGCACCATTGTCAAGTGAGCGTACATATGCTGATGGCGCGGCAGACCCTCGCCTTTGTTGGCGTGATATACGTTCAACGTGGCGCCGTCGTATGTGACGGAGTGAACTGGAATTAACGGATTTGGGTTCACAGAGTTTGTGCCCCGTTAGAAATTGGTTGACCGCCTACTGCCTGCTGTACTGGGATTGGCTTGATCGTATTGTCTTGTGGGTCGTACCAAAACAAATCAGCAACTACGTCGTCCGCACAGGGAGTCCAGAACATGTCAATTGCAACAGGGAAAATCTTGTCGTCAGGCTCAACTTGCGCAACGCGCCAGCCTGTTTCACGAGGTTCAATTTTTGAAATTAATGCTTGCATTTGTTTCTCCGATTACCATTCAAAAATAACAATGCCTTGGTAGCCTGCGCCACCAGCAGAAGCGCAACCAGCGCCACTCCCGCCTCCAGCGCCATACGCGGTTGCAGCAGCACCGTTTTGGTTAGTTGGCGCCCCGCGACCGCCACCACCAAAAATAGAACTCCCGCCCATACCACCAGCGTTGACGCCTGCCGCTGGGTTTCCAGCTCCGCCGCCTAGGTTAATGTTTGCACCAGAACATGATCCACCTCCCGGTGTTCCGCCTGCTGTTGCGGTAATTGTTGTGATGGTCTGTGTGCCAGATGAAATACTAGACGCACCACCAGCAGCACCAACGGTTACAGAAATTGTGTTACCGGGGGTCAATCCTGTGAGGTAAGAAACTCCTGCTCCGCCAGCTCCGCCAGCATAGCCACTTTGAGTACCAGCGCCGCCGCCAGCCACTACTGTGACTTTAAGCGCTGTTACGTTAGCAGGGATGGTAAATGTTTGGCCTGAGCCCGTGGTAGTAAATGCCTGTCCCAAAACACCGGGCAGACCTGTTGAGATTGCCTGAGATACCCAAGCACTCCCGTTTGAAGTCATCACGTTGCCGGATGTGCCGGGGTTGACCGATCCAATTTGTGCAAGGTTTGCTGCTTGTGTCATGGTTTACTCGTATTGGATGTTGATTGAGCCAGCGTCAAATGCGTCTGTACCGTTGCTTGAAGTTACAACAACACGATCCAAAGCACCGCCAAGTGTGATTGAGCCACTTGAATAAGTGAGAATTTTGTCAACAGAAGACCCAATAATTGATGTTGCAACCCATGAGTTGCCCGTCAAAAGATTAATTGTTGCTGTTCCAGACCAAGTGGTTGAAGAGTTAAATGAACCCGCCCTTGAGATTGAAGTTGAGGCACTGTTAACGCCGGCCGAAGATGCTGTATACAAATACCCCCACGTAATCGCATACCCGGTTGTTGAAACGCTACCAGAACCAACTTGCACAAATAAATCACCGCCTCCAGAAAGCGAAACACCTTGAAGAACCACAGTAATGCGTTTTGCCCAAGAAGGAATTGAACTGAAAGTGATGGATGTACCGGAAGTTGATGCTTGAGACGTTCCCAATGTCAATACACTCGATGCCATTGCCGACACCACTGCGCCGGACATTGTTGGGCTGGTCAGCGTGGGAGATGTCAATGTTGGCGATGTCAATGTCAAGTTGGATGCCAAATAAGAAGATCCCACCGATCCAGCCGTGGCAGGAATGGCGTTCAACACCGAGCTGACAAGAAAACTTTCGCAAATCACCGTGTCGCCCGTGGCGGCGCCAGTGGTCAGTGTGAATGTCGTACCGTTAGTCGCCGTGTAGCCCGAAGAGGGCGTTAGCAAAACACCGTTTCTGTAAACGTTTACAAAGCCGGGTGTGTAGCTGGGCGGCGTAAATGTGACTTGGCCTGACGTTGCTGTAAACGTTGTCACTGTCCGGTATGCTGTTGTGGTCACGCCAGAAGCTGGAATGCCAAGATACCGCGCGGAAACGTTGCCAGTGCCAGATGGCGGCGCCTGAGTGAAAGTCAAAGTTGTGCCCGACACAGCATAGGTCGATGGATCTTGGACAACGCCTGTGATGGAGACGAGCACCGACGCCGTGTTGGCTGGAGCCACAGACATTGTGAATGCCGTGGTAGCACCGTTGCCACTGAACGTGTCAACAACAAAAGCTGCTTGAGTTGGGGATGCGCCGATGTATGACATTGTTATACCTTAACGGAAAACTCCAGTTGCCATTGCACTGTCATAAGCAGTTCCACTGCTATTTTGACAAATTCCATATCCAGAAGAATTTTTGGTGGCTGAGTTATTAATGTAAGCCGTGTCAATGTTTCCGGGTGGCGCTTGCGTGGTTATAAAAACCGAGTAATTTCCATCAGCCAAGCTGTTTGTAAAAGCAATGGTGTACAACCCTGTGCCAGTCCTTGTTACCGAGCTCACATTAAACGATGCGCTAATTGAAGCACCCCCAGCTGAGCCAACAAAATATACCCAAGCACGACAAAGCGTTCCAACCTGCACGCCAGCATTATCGTAAAAAGTAGTTGGTGTCAAGCTTGCCGCAGAGTTGATCTGGGCAATCGTAGGCGTGGTCAACCCAGTGCTTGACGCAATACTGTTTGTGTTGATTTGACTGATCGGCATGGTTTAGCCTTCGTACAAAATGTTGACTGATCCGGCGCTATAAGTTCCACTTGCGGTATCTACAAGGCTGATCCTATCCAAAGCTCCGCTAAGCGATACCGATCCGGAAGAGGCGCTGTATCGGTTCCCGCCAAGAATTGTGCCTGTTTGAACCCAAGTATTTGCATTAACCAAAGTAAGAACTACAGTTCCATATATAGCCAAACTTGAGCTGGTGTTAAATATATAAAAATAATTTGTTCCGGGGTTGGCGTTGTTTGTCGCACTACTACCGTACACACCAGCTACCGTTGTCACATAACCGGTAGATTGAAGCGACCCAGACCCAACCTGAATAGCTTGATAAGCATTTCCAGATGAAGTCACACCATTAAGCATGATTGTGATGCGTTTAACCCAAGAAGGAATTCCTGTTATGGTAACGGATGAGCCAGATGTGGTGGCCTGTGCAGTGCCCTGAATTAACTGGCCATGAGCACCGGACGCCTCAATTGCAAACTTGTACGCTGATTTTGCTTGCGTGAAACCGCCCACGTAGAACTGATGCGCATTGGCTGTGCCCGTGCTGTCGGTGGCATAGACCAAGTTACCTGTCGTTCCGGAACCGCTTGGCGCTGAACCAAACAAGTAAGCCTCATTGGGCCCCGTCACCGTGTACGTAGTGTCGTTGTAGCCTTGCGAGGTGATTCCCATGTCCACCCAACCGTGGGCGTCCGTGCCGTTGTTTGGGTATGCAACCAAGTCGGCCGATGAACTTCCGCCGTTGGTCGTGTTGTTGACATACGCCTGCACGTAGTTTGTCGAAGCCCCAGACATATTGACAATGGGGTTTGTTGTTCCGCCTAAACCAACCGCGCCGCCAATTCCCACCGACATTGGACCAATCACAGAAGGCGCTTGAGACAAAGCATTGACCTGCGTGATCGGGCTGCTGTATTGAACGTAGATGTTGTTGCTGCCACCGCCGTATGGGGCTGGTGGAGCCGATGCAAACGTAATCGTATTGCCGCTGACAGTGAACGCTGATCCGGGGTTTTGAACCACGTTTTCAATGACCGCTTCAACTTGGGCAACCGACGCCACCGGACGAGACAGCGTAAACGCGGTCGTGGAGCCGTTTCCAGTAAAGAAATCAACAGCAGGGATAAACCCTTGCGTTTGTACTGTGTTGCCGATGAATGCCATATTAGACCGCCGTCAAAGCTGAAATCCAAACGTCGCCCGAAGAAGCTGCGCTGTTTTGCACGTACAAGGCATCCGACGCAATCATCACCACGCGGTTGCCCTGAATCACCTCAAGCGACCCGCCAACAGGCACAGTGGCCTGATAGACCAAATAATAGTTGACCGATGACCGTGTGATGTACACCGAAGTCGTGATGGGCGATGTGGTCGTGTTGGAGACGATCAGGCTGGCAATGGCAACAGTGCCACTGGAAATGCTTGTGATGACGTTTGCCGCCGACGTGCCTACGTTCTTGTAGGCGTATGAGGTATTGGAATAGGTTGCCATGTGTTAGCCCATCATAAAAGCAAGGAAGTACGCCTGATCCGGCGTGGCCGCAGTGTTGGCCACCCATGTTGGAGCAACGCCTATGCCGTTTGTTTGCAGAATGTACCCAGCTGTGCCGGGGTTGTTGCTGGCCACCACCGTCTGTTCGGAGGGCTGAGTGACAAATACGTTGACCGCGCCAGAGAATGTGACCGCACTTCCCGAATTGCTCGACGCCAAGATTGTTGTGCGCGTAAGCGTTGGACCTGTGGTGGAGTATGTGCCAATCCCGACTTCCCAGTTGCCGGATGTGTCTGTTGCCGCGTAATAGGTCGTGTTCCCGTTGCCAACCACAGCAAATGACTGGTAGCCCAAAACCGACCCAGACAGGGTAAAGCTGACCGTGGTGTTGGCCGTGCCGGTCTGTTGTACGCGATCTGCTAGAGTTAAAGCCATGTCATTCCTTATTGGGCATCATTGACGGGAACCCATGTGACTGAATCACCATCATCGACATTATTCCATGTTGTGGTCTGGCTGTCACTCACCGCCGACCATGTCGCGCCTTGGGTATCAGAGATGGCAGTCCAAGTCACGGTATCCGCATCATTGACATTTGCCCAGTTTGAAATCTGAGCGTCGTTGATAGCAATCCAGCCATAGACATTGAACAACTCTGCCGCGTAGAAACCTTCAACAATCGATTCCAAGAGCGCCGCCCGCACAGTCTGAGAATCCAAAGATGTCAGGTTCTCCGTCAGAGATTGTAAGAATGCCGCCGACGCCACGTAAGAAGCCGCAGGCGAGTAGTTCTCAGTGATTGTCAGATTGAACCCGACGACGATTGACTCCAACTCTGCGGATGTAAACGTTTCCGTGATGCTCAGTGTGAACAAGAAGCCGGCAATGTAGCTTGCCTCAACCCCCACATTTTCCGTATCGGACAGCGGGAAGTTTGCTGTAGCGGTTGGCGTGTCGGCAACTCCAATGTTCTCTGTGTCGGATAGCCCAAAGTTTGATTGCTGTGTACTGGAGTCGCCCAAGGTGAACGCCTCAACAATGCCCTCATAAAGAACAGCAATTTCAGAATCCGTGTTGTTGGATGTGAGTGCCTCAGAAATGGCCTCCAAAAACGCGGACGTCTGACTGCTGGAGTCGGCTACTGAGATACCTTCTGTGTCGCTCAAAGGGAACTGCGCCGTGGCGGTGTACGCATCGGCAGATGTCAGGCTTTCAGTGTCCGAGAAATAGAAGATCGAAGACTGCGAATTCACATCCGCCATGCCAACATCTTCTGTGTCGCTGAAATTGAAAGTAGAGGTCTGGGCGCTTGAGTCCGCAACGCCAATGTTTTCTGTGTCCGACGCCGCAAACTGAGCAGCAATCGAGATGACATCGGTAATGCCAAAGCCTTCCGTGTCCGTCAAATAGAACACAGAAGACGTTGAGTTGGTGTCGTTTGAGCTGTACCCTTCTACGATCCCTTCGTAGAAAACGCTTGATTCGGAATCAACGTTGTCTACTGTTACCGGCTCTGTCAACGTTTCCAAGAACGCTGAAATCTGCGTACTGGAATCTAGCGGGTTGAAGTTCTCGGTGATCGACAGGGAAAAGGTATTCCCCGCAAGAGACGCGTAAGACGTCTGCGCAAACGAGGAAATGCCAAACATAAAACCCCCTTATTGAGGGTTTAAGAAGTTGCTGTCGTGCTGTATGTAACGCTAACAGTGTCGCCTGCGGTTGTTGTCTTGGCTGTACTGAACAAGCCTTCTGAGTACAACGTGCCAGCAGTAGAACTTTGCGTATTGACAGCACCTGTGCCCAGCACCAAGAAGCAGCCATAAACTGTACCGCCGCCACCAGTGATGGTGTAAGTGATCGCAGTGGCTGTCGAGGATGTCACGTTGGATGGTGTTGATCCGGTTGATGTGGCAGACGCAAAAACCGCTGTTCCGCGCACCGCAGAACCGCCAACGGTGTAGTTGGTGAACTCAGTCCATGTGTGCGACGCCATGGTGTCCGTGGCTGCGGCGGTGAATGTGTTGCTGATCAAACCAAGGAAAGGACCTGTGACGCTGTAAGAGCTGCCTTTGAGCAAGGTGTCCAACATCAGCTGTTTGCCCACGGCAACGACCAAGTTGGGGAACTCATCAGTCCATTTCAGATTGCCATCTTTGTCACGGCACTCAACGTGATACCAGCCTTCGACGCCCATGCCTTCTGGGATGCCGGCGTTAGCTTGCAGTGTGGCGACAGCGTGGTCACCGAAGTTTGAAATTTCATTTGCCATTTCAGTTCCTTACGAAATTCTGAGGACGGCACTGGTTGAAGTGTCCGCCGGGAAGGTGATAGTGAATGTGCCGCTGGCAGTTTTGTCGTTGCCAAAATTCAATACGGCAACTGTCGCGCCGGTCGTTGAATTGTAAATTAACGCACCCCGAGTTGTGAAGCTTGCGCCCGACCAAGTTACGTCATTGAACGACAAATATGCCGTATTGTTGGTTGTGTTGCCAGCCGGTGCAATTGGCGTCAAAACGTTGCCGCCCGCTGTGTACCCGGCACCAGAAACTTCGTTGACTGAGGTGTACGCCGCTGTGGTGTTGTCCAAATTTGCAAGCGCGTTGTACAAGGCAATCTTGTAAACGTATGGCGAGCCCGTGCCAAAGTTCTCAGCACCCAACAGCAAGTTGGTTTTGAACGTGGTGGTTTGCCCTTGAACAATCATGAGCCACTCCCAGACACGTTAAGTTTCAACTGGCCATCGCGGTATGCGTCGCCACGTTCCATACCATCGCTCAAGCGTTTCAACTCGCCAAGCGCCTCTTGGTATTTGCTCTCGTAGTAATTGACCAAATCTTGGTCGCCCTTCATGAACAGAATAGCCTCACGCATGGCGCCATAGAACAGCGCAGGATCGTAGTTCGAGCCCAGCCAGCTTGTGCCTGTGGAGTTGGAAATGGTCACAACCTTGTAGGTGAATCCAGAGCCCGATGCGCCAGCAATCGATGAGCAGCTCAAGATGTCGTTGACAGCGTAGAAATTGCCACCTGAAGTGATTGTGACTTGAGTGACCGCCCCGGCAACAACCAGAATATCTGCCACCGCATTTGCGCCAGATCCGCCCGTCAAAGCAACGTTCTGATAAATGCCGCTGGTGTACAAAGAACCGCCTGTTTGCACCACGCCAGCAGTGATCTGGCCTTGAACAATCGTTGGCGGATAGTAGAAATAATGCATTTCCACTTGATAGTTCATGTCTGGCGCAGGACCAACCATCAGCGTCATTTGATTGATGTTGCCAATCTGCGAGCCAAACAACGAGTAATACCGTGGCAAACCGGTCGTGGACGCGCTTGGATATGCCTCGCGCAAGAAGTTCACGTCTTTGTTCAGCAGGTAGTTGTAGTTGCCTGATGCATCGACAACGGCAATTGAGTAGTTGGCCAGCCAATCATTTGGGAGCGCCAAGTACTGGTTTGTTGCCGTGAAGTTGCCGGTAACGTTCTTGCGCAAAGAAGGCAGATTGACGGAGTTGTAGATCCGTGTTTCAGCCTCTTGAATGAACGTAGGAATGCTCGCTACGAACAGCGGTTCAAAGTTCTCGGCATACGCCTGAATGTTGTTGTACAGATTTTCGTAGTTAATTTACGCCACCTTGACCAAAGTAAACATTTTGTTAACTTTGCCCTTCCGCCTCACGGCTTCAGTAATAGTCGAATTTCCAACGCCAAAATGTTCTGCGGCAGCCTTCATGCTTAAAAAAGAAACTTGCAGCTCTTTGCAAAACACAGGCTTCCATTTTGCTCTTGCTGTTTTTTCAACCGCACTTCTTGGCCATTTTCTACCAAGGTTTACAAGGCGCATTTTTCCTTTGTGCTCTGGTGTATGTACAACCTTTTGCAGCCCTGCGCTAATTTTGGCACAGATCTCAGGTGTGCGCACCCAATTTTTACGAATTGGAGTTTCATGAGGCGTTCTGAGAACATTGTATTTTTGTAACGGCATACAAAGTTTCTCGTAGAACAAGCGATCTGCTTCTGAGCACTCAAGAAGAACCTTGAATTCAAAACAAGATTCGCCGTATTTATCCCATGCTTTTTGCAAAACAAAAGAGTGATGGCGTCCTTTACGAAGACTTGTCCGATGGTGCATCCAGCGGTTTTTCGGATTGACGGTGCTGCCTATATAGCAACCCCCGTTAACCCGGTTTTCAATCTTGTAAATGAACGCAGATCTGTTCATATCAAGCCATTGGGCCGCGCGACATCACGCCTTTGGTTGCTGCGCCAGTACCACGGATTTTGATGCCGTCAGTCTTGGTTGCTTTGTAGTTGCCTTTGCTGATGCCGGCAATCGATGGATTCATTTCATCCATGACCTTTGCACCAGACTTGTACTCAAGACCCTTGGTCAAAGCTTTGCCATCCATTGTGTGTGGCTTTGCATACGCTTCTGCAGGCTTGTTGTCTGGGTTCTTGCCAACAAC